AACATTTCGTTTGTTATATGGTGGCATTGATTCTGAATTTTTATCAATACCATTTTTTCGCAAAGTAAATGATTTTGTGTATGCATTATGGGATAAATGGAAACGCAACGGATGCATTCATACGCCTATAACAAAACGTAGTATATGCAAAGATGCAGTGCAAAACATGACAGCATTTAAATTGTTTAACTACTATTTACAAGCCATTGAAACCGAAGTATCCGTACGCAAATTGCAACAGGTACAAGCGTTGCTACAAGATGCAGAAAGTTGCATAGTGTTATATACATATGACAGTATTTTGATAGATTTAGAATTATCAGAAATACAAATTATACTAAAATTGCAATATTTATTAGAAAAAGGTGGATTTCCTATAAAAATGAAATATGGTATTACATATGATAATATTCAAGAGATAAAAAAATGATCGGAATTTATAAAATCATATCGCCATCTAATAAAATTTATATAGGCCAATCAATTAATATTGAAAAACGATGGACTTCATATAAACGAAATAATAATTTTAAATTTCAAACAAGATTAAAAAAATCAATTGATAAATATGGTATAGATCGGCATCAATTTATTATTTTAGAAGAATGTGATATTAATCAATTAAATAATCGAGAACGATATTATCAAGATTTATATAATGTTTTAGGACCAAATGGATTAAATTGTAGATTAACCACATCAGAATCCAAATCTGGGAAAAATTCTATAGAATCTAATATTAAACGCGGTTTAACGCAAAAAGGAAAACCAAAAGGGCCTAGACCAGATGTAGCATTACGTAATAAAATTATACATTCTGGAAAAATTATATCTGAACAACATAAGGAAGTTTTGAGAAATCGAAAAGGTACATGGACTCATTCTGCAGAATCTATAGAAAAAATACGAAATAAAAATAAAAGACCTAAATCAGAACTAGAAAAATTAAATATGTCAAATGCTTGGCTTTTTAAAAAACATGTTATATGTCCACATTGTAAAAAATCTAGCAAAAGTACAGCAAATATGTATAGATGGCATTTTGATAATTGTAAAAAAAATAAGTAAATAAAGTACATTATATTTATAATAAAAATGAAAACTATCTCATTATGACTATAGATTCAATATTAACAGAATGGAGTTATAGATTACCAAAAGGATATCCAACGCAATCTCGAGATTACAAGATGTTGTATGATATTATTTTAGAAATGTCAGACCTTTCACCACTTGAAGCGCAACGTGTTGTTAATCGAGCCCAAGGGTTACATGAAGACGTAATTACAGAACAAACACAGATTACTGATGCAGCTTCTTTTGAACAATATATCATACAAAATTTTGCAGTAGACAAACAACAATTTATTGGTTTAAAAGGAATGTATAATGAGATTATGGATCATCCAGAGTCAGCTCAGCTCATACAACTCATTACAAGTCCACCCCAAATGCGTTTAGCCGCCGGCGCGGTTCCTATTCGTGGTATATATGGCGAATTATATAACATTATTGAAAGCACAATTAAAATTCCAAACGGAGATTTTTCAGAACTTTGGTTTGCAATTGCATACGGTGGCCAGGTAAAAGGTGCAGTTGCTGGCAATACTGGTATTGAAGCTGACATTGAAGTAGGTACCGATACAGTATCTCTTAAAAACTATGAAAAAACTACATTTGATTTTGGTTCATTACCAACCGAAGGCGTACAATTGTTGAATAGTTTTTTAGAAATGGCAAAACTATTAACTGGTCAAGATATTAGCAAATCAAAAGGTCGAGAACAAATTAATTCGGTTTTGGATTTTTTAGATACAGAAAAAACCGAAACAGATATTCGTCGTATTATTAAATTAGGCGACGACTCAGATATTCCAATGTTACAAAACATAAGCAAAAAATTACAATCATTCTATCAGTTGGATGATAATTTAGATACTATGATTCATGCATTTTGTAATATTGTAGATAAAATGGTTACACATAAAATTGAATCTGTAGGTTGGTGGGGTATGATTATCAAATCTAACAAAACTTTATTTTTGGAATCATCTGCAGAATTATTACCGCTCTTGATGTGCCGAAACGATCGATTATCGCCAGCAATCGCAAATTTTCACCAAAATAAATTATTTGTATTAGGTAGTCAATTAAACACTAAAGTAACAAAAAAACCGCAGGATTGATGAAGAATGAAAACACAATTACTTTGCACATTTGCACATAAGTCAGATTTAAACATAATATCAGATTACATACAACAAAGCTATACCATACCAGAACGCAGAATCTTTGTATTTGCCAATGCAGAAGCCGCAGACAATTTATATTGCACATACAATGCAGATGCGGGAACACAACGGGGACAGAATACAATTAGCATTCACCGCAAAAAAGAAACCAATACTTTATATACCGTTAATGCACTTAATGAAGTTATTCGGGTTGTTAATAACGGAGTATTAGACAAAACATATCGATTAGATTGGACCAAATATCAAAATTCTTTCATCCTAACCGATGATGCGGGATATCGAGTAATTGACTTGATCTTCTTCAAGAAAATTACATGGAACTAATATTTATATTATATAGGAAATAATATTATGAAAAATCTAAAAAACATCTTAGCTGAAAATATGCGTCGATTTGGAACTAAGAATCTAAACGAAACTAATTTAACAAATAAATTAGATTCTAATAACGTTCAAAAAAAATTATTGAATGAAAATTCTAATCCTTTAATGCCTTTTATAAAAGATGTTCCTCTAAGTGGAGAATCTATAAAAGATTTTCTTGAAATTGCCCGAACGTTAGAAATTTCACAGTTGCAAGAAATAATCCCCCATATGGAATCTAAAAGAAAATTCTACTCAGCTGGTACAAAAATGAAAACAATGGTTGGGATATATAATAGAAAAAGGGATATGTTAAAAAATTTTATTGATCTTACTAAATCCTTGATCTCTACTAAGCAAAAAGAAATTAAAATTGTTATTAATCGTGCAGAATATGATAAAAATATTGGCGGATATTCGTATGTAACATATCAAGGTGGCGGCGTAGCTGATAAAAGCGATTTCCAAGATCTGATAAACGACATCAAACAAGAAATTGAAAGCGAAAATGATCCAGAGGGCGCATATGACCAAACACGTTTAGTATCTGATATTAAATTTGATTGCGAATTAAAAGTAGGATCTGATACTATTGATTTTACAGTTACCTTTGACGAAGATGGTGACATTCAAAATGTAGAAATACAAGATGAAATCATTGCAAAAAAACACGGAATAAATGATCAAATAATTTCTGATTATTTAATTTAAAAAACTTAACAATTAACTTTGAATTAACGAATTAATTACTTATATTGTAATTATATTTTTATATTTTATTAACCACTTAAAGAAAAGGAATTAAACAATGGCCTTGAATTTAGACGCTATCAAAGCGAAACTCAATCAGTTAAACAAATCTGATGACAAAAAACAAAATTTGTGGAAACCTGAATCAGGTAAAACGCGAGTAAGAATTGTACCTTACGTTCATCGCAAAGACAATCCGTTTTTAGAATTGTATTTTCATTATGACATCGGAAAGAAATCCATGTTATCGCCGATCACATTTGGCAATGCAGATCCAATCGTAGAATTTGCAGACAAACTTAAAAAGACTGGAGATAAAGAAGATTGGCTAATGGGTCGTAAAATTGAACCTAAAATGCGTACTTATGTTCCTGTAATTATTCGCGGTAAAGAATCTGAAGGCGTTAAGTTTTGGGGATTTGGTAAAACAATCTACACAGAATTGCTTTCAATCATCTCTGATCCAGATTATGGTGACATTACGGATTTGATGAATGGTCGTGATATTGATGTAGAATTTACGCCAGCAGAAGGCGGAGCTTATCCAAAGACTGCAATTCGTGTTAAGCCTAATACGCAACCCGCAACTGAAGACAAAGAGATTGCACAAAAAATTATGAATCAACCTACGATTACTGATTTATTTCCAGAGCCATCTTATGAAGAACTAGAAAATGCATTAACAGAATGGATGAATCCAGAAAATGCAGATTCAGATGTTGATTCGGATGAAGGCGAAGAAGAAGCTTCAGCTCCAGCAAAAGCTGCTAAGCCGGCTGCAACTAAAAAAGTTGATGATGTTGCTTCTGCATTTGATGATTTATTCAACAACTAACAGTGAGGTTATAAAATGGCAAAGAGTAAAAGTAAACTGGAAATAGAAGATGCTCTAGCATCAACATTGGCAGAAAGTATCAACAAGCAATTTAAAGGTCAAGCACTCAAAACTGCATTCTTTTTAGATGGCGATGAAGATGCTCCAAGCAATGTAACAGAATGGGTATCATCTGGTTGCTCGATGCTCGATTTAGCAATTTCAAATCGCACCCATGGAGGTTTTCCCGTCGGGCGCATCACTGAAATTACCGGATTGGAAGCATCTGGTAAATCGTTGTTGGCTGCACACACATTAGCAGAAACACAAAAGAAAGGCGGATTGGCAGTATATATTGATACAGAAGCCGCAGTAAGTTCCGAGTTTTTAACAGCAATCGGCGTTGATTTGAAAACAATGCTTTATGTTCCTTTAGAGACAATTGAAGAAATTTTTGAAACAATTGAAACTATTGTTGAAGGCGTACGTAAATCAGATAAAGACCGTTTAGTTACAATTGTAGTGGATTCAATCATGGGTGCATCTACAAAAATCGAAATGTCGGCTGAATATGATAAGGATGGTTATGCAACAAGCAAATCTATTATATTATCCAAGGCAATGCGAAAAGTTACTAATTGGATTGCACGCGAACGTATTTGTCTCATATTTACCAATCAATTACGTACCAAAATGGGCGTATCATTTGGTGACCAATGGACAACAGCAGGTGGCAAAGCAATTCCATTTCATGCTTCGGTTAGATTGCGTTTGAAAAATACCGGAATGATCAAAGCCAAAGTAAGTGGTGTAGAACAAGTTGTGGGTAGCAAAACAAATGTACAAGTAGTAAAAAACAGGATGGGACCACCACATCGCAAAGTTGATTATGAAATCTATTATGATTCTGGAATTGACAATTACGGTGGTTGGTTGAACATCATGAAGAATTTTGATATCGTTAAACAATCAGGTGCTTGGTATACGTTAGAAGACGTAGATATTGAAACTGGTGAAACTCATGGCGAGCTCAAATTTCAAAGCAAAGATTTTGTGGACAAGGTTATTAATAACCCAGAAGCAAAAGAAAGGTTATATCAAAGAATATGCGATGCTTATATCTTCAAATATCAAGCCGGTGTTGATGGTGGTATTGATGACGTAATTGTTACCGATGAAGTTTATGATGAAGAATAAATATCAACAGTTATTCAACGAGTTACAAAAAGAAAAGAGTTCCGGTCCGTCAAGTGTTAATGATCATCTCATGGTGTTTGACGGGCTGAACACTTTTATTAGAAGCTTCGGCGCAACTCCCGCATACAATGAAGATGGCGATCATATTGGCGGCATTACTGGATTTTTATATTCAGTAGGCAAAACCATACGAGATTTTAAACCAACTCGATGCATTATCGTTTTTGATGGCCACGGGGGTTCTGCACGAAGAAAACGTATTTATGGTGATTACAAAGCAAATAGGGCAAATAAAACCAAATTGCGCCGTCACGATCATCATGATTCAACTTTGGAACAAGAACAAGAATCGATGCGACATCAATTTAGTCGTTTGATTTCATATCTAGACAATTTGCCTGTTACATTTATTTCAATGGATGGAATTGAGGCAGATGATACTATTGCATACGTTGCACAAATGTATGAAACGGAATGCAAAAAGATTACCATTGTATCTACAGATAGAGATTTTTACCAATTGGTAGATGATCGTATTCAAGTATGGTCTCCTATTAAGAAGAAAATGTATAATGTAGATACAGTGCAAGAAGAATTTGGAGCACATCCTGTTAATATGGTTATTTATAGATCGTTCACCGGTGATGCTTCAGACAATATTCCTGGAGTAAACGGAATAGGACCAAAAACTATATCGAAATTGATTCCAGAATTAGCCGCGGCTACACCATATACAACGCAACAATTATTTGATAAAAGCGCAGCATTGCTTAAAGAATCTAAATCATATCAAAAAATTCTTGATAATAGTCATATCATTGAACAAAATTATCAACTAATGAATATTAAATTGCTTGATATACCAGCACAAACTGCAACACGTATTCGCGGTATCATGGAACAACCTATACCAGAATTAAATCGTTCTGAGTTTCAAAGATTATTCTATGAAGATAAGATGTGGGCTGTCATGAAGAATTTACCGGATTGGTTGAACAATACATGGTTGTCTTTAAATGCATTTGCAAAACAAACACACAAATAATTTGATTTTAACAACGTTTTTTATATAATGATTATATGACCGATCGTTTATCAGAGTATGGTTTTAGCTTTCAAGTCAAAGTTATAGCCGCATTATTTACAGATCGAATATTTTTACAACAAATTGCAGATATTATTCAAGCTGATTATTTTGAATCAGATGCAAATAGTTGGTTGTTAGAAATTGTATTAGAACATTTTAAACAATACAAAGCTCCTCCTTCTAAAGATGTACTTAAAGTCAAAATAACCGAAATTGAAAATGACATCTTAAAAACTGCAGTATTAGAACAATTGAAAGAAGTATTCCGTTATATGGAATCCGATGACCTTTCCTTTGTAAAAGATGAAATTCTTAAATTTTGCAAGAATCAAGAAATCAAACGAGCCATTATGGATTCGGTATCGTTACTCAAAATGGGTAACTATGATGCAATTAAAACCAAAATGGATAGTGCCATGAAGGCTGGTGCTGATACTGACATTGGATTAGATTACGTTAACAATGTAGCTGCACGATACAATGAAGCTGCTCGACATACCATCACAACGGGTTGGGATGTTATTGACGATTTAATGGATGGAGGATTAGCTCCAGGAGAATTAGGAGTAGTAATGGCGCCTGCAGGTATTGGTAAATCTTGGATGCTTATTAATATTGGTGCTAATGCAGTAAGAGCAGGAAAAACAGTTATACATTATACATTAGAGCTCAATGAGAACTATGTGGGACAACGATATGACTCGGTTTTAACTGGCATAAACGCACAAACACTCAAACACCATCAAGAAACTGTGAAAGAGAAGATGCAGTCTCTAACGGGAGATTTGATTGTTAAATACTACCCTACAAAGTCAGTAGGAGTAATGGCACTTAAAGCACATATTGAAAAAACAATGATGCAAGGCAAAACACCTGATTTGATTATTGTAGATTATGGTGACTTGCTCAAAGTAAATACTAAAAAAGATAAACACGAAGCATTGGAAGATTTATATGAAGAGTTGCGAGGTATGGCAGGAGAATATAAAATTCCAGTATGGACAGCATCGCAGGCAGGTCGTAGTGCATTAGAAGAAGATGTAATTGAAGCAGACAAAATTGCATCATCATATGGAAAAGTAATGGTTGCTGATTTTTTAATGTCACTGTCTAGAAAAGTAGAAGATAAATTATCAGGAACCGGTAGGGGGCATGTTATTAAGAATAGATTTGGCCCAGATGGTATTACATTACCTAGTAAAATTAATACAAATAATGGTCAATTTCAATTCTTTGAACCACAAACGACTCAGGGTAAACAAACTACGCAGATCATGAAAACGGGTGAAAATTTAGTTAAGAAAAATTTAGCACAAAAGTTTAAAGATCTTGGCGGAACTTTGGGATAAAATGATATTTATATGAAAGAAATTGGGAAGGAGTTCTCCTTCCTTTTTTCATCTAAAAAATTTAAGTTAATAAAACATCTAAGGAGATTACAACAATGGAAATTTCAAACAAAATATTAAGTGAGATTACAGTCTACATGAAATATTCAAAATATCTTCCCGAGCTTAACCGCAGAGAAACATGGGAAGAATTAATTACAAGAAACATGAATATGCACGTCAAAAAATATCCCAAATTACGGGAAGAAATTGAATCTGCATATCAATTTGTATATAATAAAAAAGTATTACCTTCAATGCGTAGTTTGCAATTTGGAGGCAAACCAATTGAAATCTCTCCTAATCGAATTTATAATTGTGCATATCTTCCTATAGATGATTATCGTGCTTTTGCTGAGGCAATGTTTTTATTGCTAGGCGGAACAGGTGTTGGATATTCCGTGCAAAAACATCATGTTGAAGCATTACCAGAAATTCGTAAACCAAACGCAAAACGTACTCGAAGATATTTGATTGCAGATTCAATTGAAGGGTGGGCGGATGCAGTTAAAGTTTTAGTTAAATCATATTTTGAAGGCGGGTCAACATACGCATTTGATTTTTCAGATATTAGAGCTAAAGGTGCAAGATTAGTTACATCAGGAGGAAAAGCTCCAGGACCACAACCATTAAAAGAATGTTTAATTAAATTGCAAGGTATTTTAGATGCTAAAGAAGATGGTGATAAACTTTCTCCAATTGAAGTACATGATATGGTATGTCACGTTGCAGATGCAGTATTAGCAGGAGGAATTCGTAGAGCAGCACTTATATCTTTATTTAGTGCAGACGATGAAGAAATGATTGCATGTAAATCGGGCAATTGGTGGGAAACAAATCCACAACGAGGTCGAGCAAATAATTCTGCAGTATTGATTCGTCACAAAGTTACCAAAGAATTTTTCATGGATTTATGGAAACGAGTTGAATTATCAAATGCAGGTGAGCCTGGAATCTATTTAAGTAATGACAAAGATTGGGGAACTAACCCATGTTGCGAAATTGCACTTCGACCATTTCAATTTTGTAACCTATGTGAAGTAAATGCATCGGACGTTGAATCGCAAGACGATTTAATGGCACGAGTACGTGCTGCAGCATTTATTGGAACACTTCAAGCAGGATATACGGATTTTCATTATCTTCGTCCAATATGGAAACGCACAACTGAGAAAGATGCACTTATTGGCGTATCGATGACAGGTATCGGATCAGGCACGGTATTAGGATATGATATGAAAGCGGCTGCAAAGACAGTTAAAGAAGAAAATCAACGAGTAGCAGAATTAATTGGTATTAATCGTTCAGCTCGTACCACAACGGTTAAGCCTGCAGGAACAACATCTTTAACATTAGGAACATCATCTGGTATTCATGCATGGCACAATGATTATTATGTAAGAAGAATGCGCGTTGGAAAAAATGAAGCAATTTACACATATTTAGCAGAATATCATCCAGAGCTTGTTGAAGATGAATATTTTCGTCCACACGATACTGCAGTTATTTCGATTCCACAAAAGGCACCAGAAGGGGCAATTCTTCGTACGGAATCTCCATTTGCATTATTAGATCGTATTAAACGAGTACATTTGGAATGGGTTAAACCAGGACATAGATCAGGAAACAATACTCACAATGTATCAGCAACTGTTTCATTGAAAGCTGATGAATGGGAATTGGCAGGTGAATGGATGTGGACTAACAGAGACCATTACAACGGTTTATCTGTATTACCATATGATGGTGGAACATATACTCAAGCACCATTTGAAGATATTACTAAAGACCAATATGAAGTCATGTTGCAATCACTAACAAATATTGATTTGAGTCAAGTCATTGAATTAGATGATAATACCGACCTGTCAGGCGAATTAGCTTGTGCAGGCGGAGCTTGTGAGATAAAATAATGATGCAGCCAGCAGGAAAAGATTGGATACAACAACAGTTCGTGAGGGAGTTTGGAAGCAAGCTCCTTCCAACGGATTTTTATTATGATGAATTAGGTCGTCGTGTAATGACTGAATCATATCATCAACGTCGAGGTTCTTGCTGCGGATCGGGTTGTAGACATTGTCCCTATGAACCGCGTCACGAAAAAAGCAATACCAAGCTCAAAGATATTTATTAATATGATACGATTAAAAGATTTGTTAGAAGCTAAACAAGTAGGAGATATATATCATTTTACGCCATTATCAAATGTTGCAAAAATATTAAAAACGCAATATATGATACCAAATGATGAAGAACAAATATCTGCAACACGATGGACAGGTATAGATACTCCCGGTGATCCAAATATGTAACAAAAACTTTGAAAATTCAATAAAGTTTATTATAATAATAAAAAAGAAATGACTATATGAAAACAGATGAACAATTAGGATTACATGTAAAACAATTTTTAATTGATAAAGGTGTAGAAACACCAATGGTAGATAACGGATTAACCGATTTAGAAAAAATTGCAGAAATTAAAGATAAATTTACTGACATTATGAATGCCTTGGGTTTAGATTTACGAGATGACAGTTTAATCGATACTCCGAGTCGTGTTGCAAAAATGTATGTAAATGAAATCTTCTTTGGGTTAGATTATAAACATTTTCCAAAAGCAACTACGGTTGATAATAAGATGAAATATGATGAAATGGTTATTGAGCGTAATATCAATGTTCAATCAAATTGCGAACATCATTTTGTTATCATTGACGGTTCATGCCATATTAGTTATATACCTAAAAATAAAGTATTAGGATTAAGTAAATTAAATAGAATAGTTCAGTTCTTTTCTAAAAGACCACAAATACAAGAAAGATTAACCGAACAAATTTATTATGCTTTAAGTTATATTTTAGAAACAGAGGATATTGGCGTAATTATAGAAGCAGCACATTATTGTGTAAAATCGCGAGGAATACAAGATGTTAATTCTGATACGGTAACAAGCAAAATGGGAGGATGTTTTAAAACAGATCCCGAAGCACGTAAAGAGTTTTTATCAATTATTAACAAACAAAAATAATGGCACGTTACATTTCAACAAAATTATTTGATGGGTATTCAACATGTTTTCGACAATGGCGAGCAGATGGAACTCATTGTAAATTTTTACATGGTTACGCAGTATCATTTCGCGTATGGTTTGAAGGCGATTTAGATCATCGTAATTGGGTATTTGATTTTGGCGGTATGAAACGTGCAAAAGCTAAAATAAATGGTATGTCTCCAAAAGCATATTTTGATTATCTTTTAGACCACACTACAATCATAGCACAAGACGATCCATATTTAGAAAAATTTAAACAAATGTATGAAGATGGCGTAATTCAATTACGTGTATTACCTGCTACAGGTTGTGAGCGGTTTGCTGAATATTTGTACGCAGTAATTAATAAATTTTTGTTTGAAGAAACCGAAGGCAGAGTTCAAGCAACAAAAGTAGAAGTTTATGAACATGAAAGAAACTCAGCAAGTTATGAAGAATAATGATGACACTTATATATCGCTTTTTGAATATTTAGGTAAAGGCTCTGGTGGATCGAACATTGGTCGAGAAGTAACAGCAGAAGCTATTAAACGGGGCGTTGATATCAAATATAGAATGCTACCAAAAGAAGCACAAAAACCAGAATACAATCAGGTGCAATTATATCCTGTATCATTTTTGGATGAATTCTTTGCAACTAAACCCGAGATGGATTTGACGCCAATTGTAAGACGATCTGCGTTAATCGAAATACATCAACGACTTGAAGAGTTAGAATTCAAATTTGAAACTTTATTAAAAAAATTAGAAAACAATGTTACCAATAGTAATGAGTACCACGATGACGACCTCCCCTTCTAAAAGAATAACAGATTACACAAAAATATTGCCTATAGTAGAATTGTATCGATGTGTGCAAAGCGAAGGCTCTCGATTTGGAATGCCAACAATTGCAATACGAACAACCGGATGTACTCACAGATGTTTTTTCGGTGAGGGTGGTTGGTGTGATAGTTGGTATACATCTATCCATCCAGAGAAAGGTAAATTCACATTCAATGATATCATTAAGATATATGATGAAAATCCTCATGTTAAAGAAATGATGATCACCGGCGGTTCACCTACGATGCATCCTGCATTGCTAAATGAATTGACTGTATTTGCGTTAAAACGTGGAATTATAACTACATTGGAGACCGAAGGTTCTCATTATATTGAAACAACATTACCGATTGATCTTATTTCATTGTCACCTAAGTTTAGCAATTCAATTCCTGTGATAGGAGCTGTAACTCCTCAGGGAGCAGTTGTTGATCAAAAAATGATTGATCAGCATAATAAATTTAGATTGCATAAAGAGAACATTGCAAAAATGATAAAATATCATCATAACTATCATTATAAACCAGTATGGGATGGTACAGAAGAAAATCTAAAAGAAATAGAAGATTTTCGAGTTGAACTTGGTATTCCAAAACATAGAACATATGTTATGCCAGCGGGCGATAACAGAAAAGAACTAATTAAAATGTATCCTATTGTATTTGAAATGGTTGCCAAACACGGTTATAATATGACCGGTAGAGACCATATCATTGCATTTGACACTGAACGAGGAGTATAATATGCACGAAATCCTTCATATCATCGGTATATGCCCGGATAATATATCTCATATTGATTTGTTAGATTTAATTTTTGTAAATTATCAAAATAATCTTAATCTTAACACAATGAGCTATTTTATTACAAATTTTTTTAAAAAAATATAATGAATTGGACAATCACAACAACGTTTGGCGACGTTAAAATAATATACGAGATACGATGAAAAAAATACTTTATTTTACAGCACCATGGTGCGAACCTTGCAAGGTATTAAGACCAAGAATAGAAAAATTGGCAGCAGAACTTCCTATACAAATTATTGATGTTGATGCAAATAAATCAACATGCGATAAGTATGGCGTTAAAAGTGTTCCATGTGTAATCATTACGATGAATGACTATGGCATTGGTCGCATTGTAGGCAACAATATTACGGAAGATGCAATTAGAAATATGTTTAATTAAAAAAGGAATAAGTTATGAATTGGTTACCAACCGGAGATCAAGTGTTACTAAAATTACACGAAAAAACAGACAAAACAACCAGCGGCATTATCATTATGACCGGCACAGATGATTATCGTTATGCAGACGTTGTAAAAATAGGACCAGGTTTATTTACTGCTACAGGTACCAGAATTCCAATGACTGTTGCAGAAGGCGATGAAGTTATGATTCATTCCAACCAAATTGGAGATCATAAAGAAGTTTCAATTGCTGAAGAAAAATATCAGTTGGTTCGAGAATCTGAAATTGCTTTAATTAAACAACAATGATAGAAACGTTAGGATGGTTTAGTACAGCTTTGGTATTAGCTGGTTACGTTTCAAATGCAAGAGGCTGGACAAAAGCTGCAATGATTACTTGGATCGTTGGTGATACTGGTTGGATTACATATGATTTTTTCATTGACAATTATAGTCATCTAGTTTTAAGTTTAGTTATAATTGCAATCAATGTTTACGGAATTTATAGATTATGGAAAAAATCATAACACAACAACAAATACAACAACGCATCAAAGAATTAGCAGATGCAATTTCACAAGATCACAAAGAATCAGAAGCAATATTACCTCCAGTATTAATTTGCGTTCTTAACGGAGCAATGCATTTTTTTTCAGATTTAAGTCGAGCAATGACTATCAATCATGAAGTTGATTTTGTAAGATTAAAATCATATGACAAACGATACAATTCGGGCGGCGTATTGATTACTAAAACATTGGAATTAGATTTAAAAGGTAAACGAGTTTATATCGTAGATGACATTTGCGATTCCGGAACAAGTATCATGGAAATGTTGTTCATAGTAAACAGTCATATTCCAGAAACAGCTAAGGTTGTTACTCTATTGAAAAGAAAAGGTGGAGTTGATTTAACTAACTATTGTGGATTTGAATTAGGAGATGAATGGGTAGTTGGATATGGATTAGATGACGATTTAGGATTGAATAGAGAATTACAAGATATATACAAGGTTAATTAATGGCATACCAAGCAATAGGTTACGATAAAAAAACTGGTATCATGCACGTATGGGATGATGAGTTAGGACATCGAAAGTTCCCATTTAAACCATATGCATATTTACCATCAGATTCGGGACAATATCAATCATTAGATGGCGTGCGATTGGATCGAGTTGATGGCAACTGGAAAGACAATGCTACTGCATATGAATCTGATTTAAATGAAGAAATGCGTACGCTTATTGATCTTTATTACGAAAGCGATTTAGTTTCGAAAGGGCATAGAGACTTTTTCTTTGATATCGAAGTAGAGCGGGACGAAGATGGGTATTCGACTCCTGAAGAAGCTCGTTCGCGAATAACGTCCATTGCATATTATGATAAAGCTGGGCGTACCATGCAAGTTTTGCTGTTAGATGAAGAAAGAAGAGTGAAACACGATGCATTTGCTACTAATAAATATCAGGTAGAAATATTTGATTCAGAAGCAAATATGTTGATGCGATTTATAAATGCATTTGCAGAAATACAACCTACAGTAATTACAGGTTGGAATACGGATAATTTTGATATTCCATATCTTATCAATCGCATCAAAAAAGTATTAGGTGCACAGGCAATTAAAAAGTTATCTCCTGCAGGTATCGTTGAATGGAATAAAAATAGAGGCCGATACAAAATATTCGGCGTATCCAGTTTAGATTATTTGACATTGTATAAAAAGTTTACATATACCGAATTACCAAATTATCGATTAGACACAGTTGCTAAAAAGGAATTGGGCAGAGGTAAGGTTGATTACGACGGAGATTTGGATCAATTGTTTGCAGATGACATTCACAAATTTGTAGAATATAACGTAACCGACGTTGATCTTATTTATGAAATGGACGATAAACTGCAATTGATTGCACTTGCAAGAACCATATGCCATAAAGGTCACGTTCCATATGAAGATGTGTATTATGCATCTAAATATTTGGATGGTGCTGCAATTGTAGATTTGAAACGCAATGGATTAGTTGCTCCTAACAAACAATTTCGATTTGTTGAAGAAGAAACGGAAGCAGATGCACTCGCCGGAGCATATGTAAAAGATCCCGTACCAGGATTATATAAATGGATCTATGACTTAGATTTAACATCACTTTATCCAAGCATCATCATGAGTTTGAATATTTCTCCGGAAACTAAATTAGGCGTAATTCAAAATTGGGACCAAGAATGCTTATTGAAATCAGACCCACAACAAATAACATTACAAAATGGAACTCATGTTCCGCACGTTAAAGCATGGTTATCTGATAATAATTATACAGTTGCAAGTAATGGCACAGTTTACGCAAATGACCGAAGAGGATTCTTACCAACCATTCTAGAAAAATGGTTTAATGAACGGGTTGAATTTAAAGACAAACGAGATGAATATGAAGTAGGGTCAGAAGAATATAAATTCTACGATGCAATGCAGTTAACGCAAAAAGTATTGCTTAATTCATTTTATGGAGTATTGGGACTTAAAACATTTCGTTTTCATGATTTAGATAATGCAGGTGCAATTACAGCAACTGGTCAAGCAGTAATTAAATTTTCAGCAAAGGTAATTAACAATCATTATGCAAAAGAAACGGGACAAGATCATTTTGTTAATGCAACCAATGGCAAAGCAGAATTTGCTTTTTATACAGATACAGATTCAACATTTGTATCTAGTTTACCATTAATTGCAAAACGTTTTCCTGGATATGATGAATCAGACGAACAATTCATGATTGCCCAGACCAATGCAATTGCATCAGAAGTACAAGCATTAGTGAATCGAATGTATGACCGATATGCCGAAGTATTTCACAATACCACATCACATCGTTGGCAAATTAAACAAGAATATGTTGCAAAATCTGGTTTATGGATTGCAAAGAAACGATATGCACAATGGGTAATTTTCAAAGAAGGCAAATCTACGGATAAATTAGATATCAAAGGTTTGGACGTTGTTAGATCATCATTTCCAGAAGATTTCAAAAAAATCATGAAAGAAACATTGTGGCACATTCTTAAAGAACGAGATAAGACCGCTACAACAGATATGATTCACGAATTTAAACGCAATCTTAAGAAATCACCAGTACTCAATGTAATGAAGAATTCAGGTGTCAAAGAAATATCAAAATTCTCAAAAGGTCGCAAACCATTTACTGGATATGTATCAGGAACTCCGGCACATGTTAAATCAGCAATCAATTTCAATGATTTATTAACAATGCACAAAATTCGAGACATTCAACCTATTCAAAACGGAGAAAAGGTAAAATGGGCATACTTATCAGATAATCCATATGGATTTGACACAATGGCATTACGTGGTTATCAAGATCCAAAAGAAATCGAAGAATTTGTTACACAATATATAGATCGAAACAAAATATTTGAAAAAGAACTAAAAAACAAATTAGATGATTTTTATGCAGCAATGAATTGGGGAGCATTTCCAGAAAATAATTCAGTAGCAAAATTCTTTTCATTTGGAAAATAAGAATAAATTTATTATAATAAAGTATGATTGGTTATAGTACACATTGGTATGGTAAAGAAGTTGAAGGACGATTTACCGATATCGAAACATTGTTTATTGCAGATTTAAAAGCAACACATGAAAAATTAACGCCATGCGCGCACATTTACATTTGTTCGCCCGCAACGCAGCAATTAGTTGATCGGAAAGCGTGGAGTTCAATATTTGATATGATAACGGATACTACATTTGTTACCATAGAAGTTACTCCGGGTATGTTGAAACATGTTCCGCCAATGATTAGAATTCGAGCACACATTTTATTGATGTTAGATTGCGAAGATGCAGCATTGTTAAAGAAAACAGATAGCATCAAAGTTGTATATGCAGATTATTCTTTGTATTGTACAACCGTGCACAATATGCAACATGTTACTCCAGATGATTATAAATTTGATAGACAATGAAGATAGGACTTATTGCTGGTAGCTTTGATGTATTACATCCAGGTTATATTAAAATGTTTGAACAAATGGAAGACGAATGTGATCAGGTATGGGTGTTGCTTCAAACCGATCCAACCGTTGAGCGTCCTGAAAAAATGAAACCTATACTTTCAGTTAAAGATAGAACGGAGATGTTGATTGCATTGCGACACGTTAATCATGTTATTCCTTATACATTGGAATCAGAATTGCATTATAAATTAAAGCAGTTTGCCGAAAACATCTCAGCTGAATATATTCGTTATTTAGGCGATGATTATGTTGGTAAGTCGTTTACCGGCGATGATTTAGATCTTCCAATTCGATACTTAAACAGAGACCATGGTTGGTCAACAACTAAATATAAAAAATTAATAGCAGATGAAGTACAGCGTAGTAGTAACATTTAATATCGAAGGGTTTCATTGTTGGCCCGATGCAAAAGACATTTTTCCGGAAGTAGCATTCTTATCTGATCGACATCGGCATATGTTTGGATTTCGTTGTTATGCACGAGTAACACATACAGATCGTGATGAAGAATTTATCTTGTTAAATAGAAAAATACAAAAAGAACTTCGAATTGGATTTACAAAAGAAACTCCCAATGTATTAGAGTTTGGTTCAATGTCGTGCGAAGCAATCGGAGAATGGTTATTAGAACGTTTTCCGACTCTTTACAAAGTAGAAGTTTGGGAAGATTGGGAAAATGGTGCAATTGTGAAAAGACCAAGATTTTGAGAATATTTTTAGTTGACATAGAATCGGTTCCTACGCGTTATACTTGCGAATGGAAAACACACGTGCCACAATTATTACAAGATAATGGATTTGATGTAGTAGTTGTTGAGGGCGATTTAACAATTCCAGAAGCAACGACACCCGGCGCCTTTTTAAATTTCGGTGGCACTAATATGTACAAGTCAACACAAGTTCATAAGTTAGCTGAATTATTCACTCACGGACATATACAAGAAGGCGATCATATCATATTTACAGACGCTTGGCATTCGGGCGTTATCAATGTTAAATACATGAGCGAGCTTTTAAATATTCCAGTTATAATGCACGGACTTTGGCACGCGGGTTCATATGATCCAAATGATTTTTTAGGTCGTCTCGTAGGAGATAAACCATGGATTAGACACGCTGAACAAGCAATGATTGCGGCATATAATCATAATTGGATTGCAACTGCAGCACATTTTAAATTAATGAGTAAAACATATTATATTTCACATGACAAATCTTTTAACAAAACAGGTTGGCCAATGGAATATACCCATAATATGATTGCATCTCGCATTTGGTCACAAAAAGAAAACATCATTGTATTTCCGCATCGAATTGCACCAGAAAAGCGTTTAGATTTATTTCTAGAATTGGCAGCTCGTCCAGAATTGCAACATTATCAATTTTGCGTTGCAATGGAAATGAATTTAACTAAAAAAGAATATCATGAATTGCTTCAACGTGCACGATTTGCAGTTTCATTTGCAGATCAAGAAACACTGGGCATTTCAATGTATGAATCAGCGTGTGCTGGTGCTTGCCCTATAGTTCCAAATAGATTATCATATGTAGAAATGTATGATTATATGTTCAAACAAGCAGACAGTGTTGATTCTGCAGTAAAAGCAATTTTGCAATATGAACAACACGATTTAACGGAAGCCATTGCACAATTGGCAATAAAATTACACAATAACTTTTTTTCAGCAACTAAATTAATTAATACTTTAAAGGACTACGATGAGCAAAAATAAAAGATTTATATACTTTCCATCTTTATCTGCAGGCAGCATGGTATCTGCATTTAAGAAAGATATGAAATTTACAAGCGGCGTTCCGGTAAAATTCTTTGATTCTAGATATCCCGCAGAGTGGAGACATCCATACTTCCTGATTACAGCAGGACATCATTACAAAAAAATGGATTTCCGCGATCAAATGGGACTAGAAAAAGATGTGCTAGTATTTGGTGACTCAGGCGGTTATCAGATTGCAACAGGTGCATTACCATATAGCAACGAATTGCGAGAAAAGATTTTTCATTGGTTAGAAGCAAATAGCGATGTTGCAGCTAACTTAGATATTCCGCCTAAAACAAAATACAAAAATCAATTTGCACGTTGTGCTGACATTAGTTTTGATAACTTTGCTTGGTTTGAAAAACATCAAAGCGGCAAGACAAAATTCTTAAACATGTTGCAAGGTTCAAATGCAGATGAGTATACTTGGTGGTATCATAAGTTCAAACATTTTGATTTTCAAGGTTGGGCAATTGGAGGTCCGCAGAAATTAGTTGATTTCATGTTTGCAGTTTCTTTGATGCTCAAGGAGCGAGAATTTGAAAATAAACGATTAGAATATGTTCACTTACTTGGTATTAGTAAGATTTCAGATTTCTTTATTTTGGCTACGTTGCAAAAGTTGATGAATAAATTAACTGGTAATAGAATTTATATCACAACAGATTCTTCATCTCCAGGTCAATATCCAGTATTTGGTACATATCTTCATTCAACGAATTACAAGTCACAAACATTCTCTGAATTGTATTTTCCAAAAAATGCTGAATATCGAAGAAAGGCACATATTAAACAAGGCAAAACTGGAGAGGTTGCAATTGACTTAACTCAACATGTTCCTTGTGCAATGGGTTGTCCGGCTTGTGCAGATTTTACATATGAATATTTAGGTGGTAAGACAGCAGACGGGTTAGATCGATATTCGCAAGAAGCAATGCCCCGAATGGTAGTTCATAATACGCATTTGTATGTACAAGCTGCAAATGAAATCAATCAAATGGTTGATAGTCACGTTGAATTGTTAGAAACGGTAATACCAAGAGAGTTATATGATGTAATATTATCTTTGCATGAAATGTTTGCTGATCCAGATTCGGCTCCTCAAGTATATGAAAAATACATCAAAACATATAAAAAATTCGGCGGTAGTAGTATATCAACCACCGATGCAGAAAATTTTAATAAATTCTTTACATTTTAAATTGGAATAAATAATGGAAAAAAGCAAGTTACAGTCGTTCATTAATCGTTATTATTTAGCAGGCAATTGCGAAGCGGTTATTTTAAAAGAACAAACAGATTCAATTGGATGCGAATTGATTGATATGGATCAAACCATCGTAGGTAAAATTAAATGGAATACGACACCATTTATGACAGGTATGTTAGGAATTAATCATACAGGAGCATTAATAAAAATGCTAGGTGCATTAGGTGAGAATATTGCAATTGATGTTAAAGATGCAGCGGGTAAAAATTATGCAATGAAAATTTCAGAAGGTAGCACGCAGGCAACTTTTATGTTGGCTGACACGACAGTTATTCCTGCAGTACCATCAATCAATGCAGAGCCAAATTATGAAATTACTATTCCAGTTAATGAAGAATTTGTTAGCAAATTTATCAAAGCAAAAAATGCATTACCTGATGCAAAAAACTTTGCAGTGCAAGTTATCAACGGACAAGTTAAATTCATTATTAATTACACAACGGTTAATGCAGATAACATTTCATTTGAAGTAGGGCCAACAACAATGGCCGCAATGGATCCGGTTTGTTTTTCTGCAGATAAATTAAAAGAAGTATTAGTAGCAAATCGTGGAGATAGCGGAGAATTAAAAGTATCACCAGATGGATTAGCTCGAATTGCATTTACGGGTTCTGATTTTGAATCAACTTATTGGTTGGTGATGTTACAAAATTGATATGCAAGTACGAGTAATAAATGAATCGCTAAATGCGTTGCCGGCATATGAAACTACTCAGAGTGCCGGCTTAGATGTAAGATGTACCGAATCCATCACGATGAATCCGGGTGAACGAGTTTTAGCAAAAACTGGTTTATATGTAGAAATTCCTGCAGGATTTGAAATTCAAGTAAGACCTCGCAGCGGTTTAGCTTTAAAACATGGAGTAACCGTATTGAATACGCCAGGAACTATTGATTCAGATTATCGAGGAGAAATTGGTGTTATTTTAATAAATCATGGCAGCACAGTTGCAGAATTTAACAAAGGTGAACGGATTGCACAATTGGTTATGGCTCGTGTAGAGCGAATAGAATGGCAAATAACCGATTCATTATCAGACACAAAACGAGGATTAGGAGGATTTGGATCAACAGGTAAATAACATGATTAGACAACAAGAAAACACGCTTTGGGTAGAATCATTTCGCCCAGACACAATAGAAGGATATATTGGCAATGAACACATTATTGAAAAAGTTAAGATCTTTATCGCAAATGGCGATGTTCCGCATCTATTATTTTATGGATCAGCTGGAACAGGCAAAACAACGTTGGCGAAAATAATTGCAAACAGCGTAGATGCAGATTTAATGTATATTAATGCATCAGATGAAAATTCAGTAGATGCAGTACGCGATAAAATCAAACGATATGCATCAACGGTTGGATTTCGTCGTTGGAAAATCATTATTTTAGATGAAGCAGATTATTTAACGCCAAATGCTCAGGCTGCACTTCGCAATTTGATGGAAACGTATAGCAAAACAACGCGTTTCATCTTAACATGTAATTATGTTGAAAAAATTATTGATCCAATTCAATCACGATGTCAAACATTTGCTATTACGCCTCCAAGCAAATCAGATGTAGCAAAACGATTGGTTGTGGTATTAGATGAAAAAGGTGTTACGTATGATATTAAAGATGTAGCAGCAATCATTAATGCATCATATCCAGATATTCGCCGAGCAATCAATGCAGCACAAGCATCCGTTGTTAACGGCAATTTGCAATTAGATAAAGCAAGTGCAATTCAAGCAAATTACATGACAGAGATTTTGGAAGTTTTGAAAAATGTCAAAGACAAAAAAACTGCATTCAATAAAATACGTCAAACGATTGCAGATAGCAAAGTAAAAGATTTTACGCCATTATATACTTTTCTTTATGATAACTTAGATGATTTTGCTCACGGTCATATAGCACCTTGCATTTTGATTATTGCAGAATCACAATTTAAAGATGCAAGTGTAGTAGATAAAGAAATCAACATAATGGCAATGTTTGTAAATTTATTAGGAGAATTATGAGTAAATTGAATGTTAATATTGGTCCAAATGATATGCAACCAATTACATGTAAAGAATGTGACGGAATGTATTTTCGACAAGTAATGGCCATCAACAAAGTATCTAAATTTTTAACGGGGGCTGATAAAGATACTATGGTACCAATTCCAGTATTTAGATGCGATGATTGTGGTTCCATTCCAGAAGAATTTCAACCTATAAAAGTTAAAAAATAATGTCTGCGCCATATCATAAAGATTTAGTTACGATCGTATTCAAGTCATCAAATCGTAGCAATGCAAAAACTAAAATCAAAACGTTTCGAAACAAATCGATTGATGATATTTTAAATGCAAAACGAATCATAGGAATACCAGATACGGCTGTTATTTTAGAAGCAGGGATGGGTGAATATTTAGAACAACAATATCGTAAAAAATATAAATTATAACAAATGGCAGAAGAAAAGAAAGGTGCAACGATTTTTGATTTGATTGGTGGCGTAACGGATAAAAAACGCGAATGGAAAAAATGGTCCGAAACAGATCAAAAGAAATTTTCTCCGTTTATTGTTAATCGTTGGTTATCAATGCGAATGGAATTGACAGAATTAGTCAATGAATTGCAAACATATACAATTGGTTTATTGCGACCGCAGGAAACATATCGATTGTATTATGAACTTTTGCCTACCAATAAAAGCTTTGCAAAATACATTAAAGGTAAAGCTGAAGATAAATTTGATAAAGATTTAATTACACAACTTGCAGAACATTATCAAATTAGCAAAGCTGAAGCAGCAGATTATGCAGATTTAATGGATAAAATTACATTGGACCGAATTTTGACAATGTATGGTTATAATGATGCTGAGAAAAAGAAAATGTTAAAAGGAATCAAGTGAGCGTAAATACACAAAAACACTACAAAGGTAACGAGAGTTTATATAAATTTGCAAAGGATTGGGGTTTGAATGCATATGAATTTGATATTATTAAACGCATTGTAAGATGCCGTCACAAAGGTTCATTTGAACAAGACTTGCAGAAGACTAAAGATTTAATTGATATCTATTTGAAAGAATCAAATTATATATAGTCCCATTCAAATTCTAATGAAGTACTAATGAATTTTTTTTGTTTGTCGCTATAATAATAGTATTGAAGCGATTGTGTTAAACTGTCGCCATTCCATATAGCAGACGCAATATCATCAACTAACGATTCTAAATTGGTAATAGATTTTTTATTTTCAGTATTTGTAGATTTTTTTATTGGATCTAGGATATCTCGTTTTATGTTGTCAGCAAACCAATTGGTAAACCAATAGTATGCACCTTCTTCATCATCGCCAATTCCTGGAGCAAATGGATTCCAACTACGAAAGTCATAAAAATAATCTTGAGGATTCAACGTTGTAACTTTATATACTCGTCTAATTGCTGCTATTATTTTTCCATTCTGCTCTCGATACGTTTTATTTGGATCTGCTTTTGGGTTTGCACCTTTTATAAAATCAACATGTACATGTTCTAAATGTGGACTTTCTCCTGTGTATGCGTGCCATCCTTTAGGAGAATTCCAGATTCGTTTATTGTAAATAACATTTTTGGCAGAATATGTAGAATGATTTGCTACTAAATAATCTGCTAATTCTTGCATAACCGGATCGCCGATACCCTTTGCTCCATGCCAATCAATAGCATTTCCGATATTATGTTCCGACGGAGTATTTGTTTTACCAATATTACGGCCTCCGGGAGGTGGCCATATACCAATTGCACTCCATTTTTCTTTAGAAAATTGTGGTTTAGACAAGATATCTGCTTTACAAAATTTCGTAGCATCAGTTTGTTCTGTAAGTAAATATTTTAACCGTACCATATATTATAAATATATTTGATTTTTTTTTGCTTATTTTTATTTAAAAATGCGATAATATATTAATGGTGTTTTACCATATTTTTGAACATTAACACCAAATTTTTGGGCGGAAGGGGGCATCAAGTCCCATTCATCATATATAGAAATAAATTTTTTTTCATTTTCTTTTCCCGCACCAAATTTAAAATGACCTAAATCACCCCTTATTTTGTTTCTAATACTTGTGTCAATAAATTTAAATTTGTTATCAAATAATATAGAACTATTTCCACCAGGAAATTTACCATTTGGTAATTTAGTATCCATAATTGCATTGTATAATTCATCAAATTGTTGTGGCGTTAATTTTGGAATATTTTTTGGTTTATAATAAACAGCGTTTGGGTTTGTTGAGACTTTTGGTTTGAATTCCGATTTAACCCAAAAACCTTTATTTTCTCCATCAGGTTCATCAATTCCCAACCACATTCTTTTAAGTTCATCTCTAGAACCCAGCATCGTCTTTAATTCTTGGTCACTAAGATCCGTACGATACTTTTTGGCTTTTTGAAATTCTTGAGGCTGGATATTTTTACCTTGATTTATATTTTGTATAATTTTGGACAAACTAGAAATACGAGGATAGTTATAATTTGGAGTGGCCTTTAAAATTTTCTCCCTAAAAGTTTTTTCTTCCGGTGTTAAGGTATCAATTGGTAAATTATTTTTCTTATTGTAATCAATTCTTCTTTTGATAATAGCATCAAATTTTGATAGTAAATCTCTACCATCTTTAACTGGCGTTCCAGGTAGAAACAAATCAATAACTTTATCCCAAAATCCGTAATTAGAATGTTCTAGTAATTTTTTTAAACGTATCACATTAATATATATTCGTAAATTGGATTTATATGTATTTTTTTATATAATATAGTATGAAAGGCACATACATTAATCCAGTATATAGATTAGCAGTACGCGATGCAGCATCCGTACCAAGAAAGATTTCATATTCGCAATGGTCTATGTATGAACGTTGCCCGCTTTCTTGGAAATTATCATATATCGATGGTCTAGCTCCGTTCCAAGCATCCATTGAAACGGTGTTTGGAACAGCTTTCCACGAAACATTTCAATATTTCTTAACCGTAATGTATACAGAATCTGTTAAGAAAGCAGAAGCGTTGGATTTGCGCGGAATATTACAAAATAAATTGCGAGAAGAATACGCACGATGTGTTCAAGAATTTGGCGGCGAGCATTTTTCAAATCCATTGCAATTAGCAGAATATTTAGAAGATGGTGCTGCTATTCTACAATGGTTTAGCAAACGTCGAGGACAATACTTTTCAAGTAAAGATTGGGAATTAGTTGGCATTGAAATTGAATTATGTCATCCAGCATCATCCAAGAATTCATCAGTATACTGGTATGGTTTTATTGATGTTGTTATGCGACACGTTCCTACTAATACTTTCAAATTGTTTGATATTAAAACATCTCGTAATGGGTGGAAGCAATCAGCTAAATCGGATTCTATGAAATCGGCACAATTGATTGCATATAAAAATTACTTTGCAGAACAATTTGGAGTGCCTAAAGAAAAGATTGAAGTTGAATTTTTTATCGTTAAGCGTAAGATTGTTGAAGAATCAATGTTTCCGCAAAAACGAATTCAAAATCACAAACCAGCAGCCGGTTCGGTAACTCAAAAGAAAGTTCAACGGCAGATTGAAGCATTTGTTGATGCATGCTTTGATGCAGATGGCAACAAGAATGGCAATAGAAACTATGTTGCTGTTGCCGGTAACGGTGCTGTAAATTGTAAGTATTGTCCGTTTAAAACAGATTATGAACGATGCCCTAAAGAAAATAGGATTCGTGAATAAAATTCATTATAATAAAGTATGATTACGTGGACACATAAACATGTATACGTTTACGAATTTCAAATGCAAAATCACCCAACGTGGCCTGGTACTAAAATGTGTGTCATGGAGTATTCGTTATGTACAAATATTGATGATCCTAATCATAAAGAAAATAGAAAAACATTGGAACAAATGCTTCGTTTAGTATACGGGCATTATCCAAAAGGCGTTAAATTTGTACGAGACCGACGATGAAACGAATTGCAATAATCGGAAATACAGATTGGCAAAACAAAAGAAAAATACAAGAAACTTTGCAACTTGTAAAAAAGAAGTTTAGTGACGATTTGATTGTTGTTGGTGCAGGTGGTAATGAAGGAGCCAATAGTATGGTTAGAAAGTATGCATTAGAGTTTGGTTTAAGTTACGAAGAATATAATCCTTCATTTTCGGGACATAACATGTATTCAGCAATGCCAAAATCATATTATGGAAAACCATATCATTTTTCACAGCTTCATCATCGCATGCAACTTATTGCGGAACGATGTGATTATATGATGATTTTAAGTAATCAAACACAATTAGATCCAGTACTTCAAACAGCTTGGACTAGAACTAAAAAATTACAAAAACCGGTAGTTATCTTAGGTTAAAACATATTTATATAAAAGTTATAAAGGAATAAATGCAGTTACCAAAATTAAAAAAGATCGATCCTAACAAATCTAAGAAAAAGAAAATTCTATTGTTAGCAGACGATTTTCGATTGCCATCGGGCATTGGAACAATTAGCCGAGAAATTAT